AGGAGGAGTATCAATATTAAAAGCCAGCAAGGCAGCGGGAATAGATTATAAAACAATATGGAATTGGCGTAAAGAAGATGAGGAATTCAGCGACAAAGTAATAGCAATATTAGATAGCAGAATAATGATAGTAGAAGATGCTTTATTTTTGAATGCAGCCAAAGGGAATCTGGGAGCACAAGTATTCTGGTTAAAGAACAGGAGCGGAGGAAGATGGAAAGATAAAGAGGAGAAAGATATAAGTTTAAATTTAAAAGGTGGATTAGCATTTAACGAATTCCAAAATATAAAAGAGATGACAAAAGATGAGCGAGAGCAATATATCAAAAAATTACATGAAGTATGCGGAAGCGAAGATAATAAACCTACAGATAAAGACCAGGGAAAAGATAAAGAATGACCCTTGGATATTAGCAAAAATATTATATCCAAATTATAAATTTAAAGAATTCCACCGGAAATGGTTCGAAAACAATATAAGCAAAGAGGAAGATTTATGCCTGGGGCCAAGGAACTTTGCAAAGACTACGGTAAGAGGAATCATCGGAACGATATGGGATATGATAAGGAATCCGAATATACAGCTCGGAATAGTATCAGATACAAATCCCCAGGCCATACATTTTGCAACAGAGATAAAGATGCATTGCGAGAGAAACCGGGATTTATTATCTTTATATCCCTACCTATCACCAGGGAAGATATGGACAGAAAAGGAATTCACCATAAGCGGAGCAACGGAAATACAGAAGGGAGCAACGGTAACCGCTTTCGGTTATGGCCAGGGAACGGGATACGAATTCGATAAATTAAGAATAGATGATATAGTAGATTGGCAAAATAGCAGGACCAAATTCCAGAGGGAAAAATTATATGATTGGATAGGAATGTCATTGATTCCAATGCTTAAATCAAGAGGAGAAACAAGCTGGAACGGGACCAGATACCACCAGGATGACTTATATGGAAAATTAATAGAGAGAGGAATAAAGACTAATACCACAACACATAAAGCAATAATGGATAATGGGGAATCGATGTGGCCAGAATTATGGCCGATAGAAAAATTAAAAAAGATTAAAGAAAAGATAGGCTCATTAAGATTTGATGCACAATACCAGAATGATACCAAACTGATGGCAGCAGGTAAGATATTCAAAAGGGAATATTTCCAATATTTTTATAAAACAGAGCAGGGAGGATATATAACCAGTACCGGGAAACGCTTTGACATATCGGATTTACAGATATTCCAAACCTGTGACCTGGCCACCAGCGAAAAGACAACTGCGGATTATTTTGCGATATTAACATTCGGAATAGACCGGGAAGGAAACTTTTATATATTTGATGTTTTTAGAGCCAGGATATCACCAACGAAACAGGAAGAATTATTGGTTAATAATTATATAAGATGGCATGCCTTAAGGATAGGGATAGAAGCAACCCAATACCAGATAATGCTACAGCAGCAAGTAGATAAGAGAATTAATGTAGCAGCAAGAGCAGTATATCCCCATAAAGACAAGGTGACCAGAAGCATACCAATGCAAACCAAATATGAGAATTTAAAAGTATTCCATTTTAATAAAATACCGATATTAACAGATTTTGAAGATGAACTAACCATATTTAACGAAGGAGAACATGACGATATGGTAGACTGCGTGAGCATGATGCCAGATATCATCGAAGCAAAAAGGACAAAAATATACGTTAATGCTTGAAAGGAGGAAGAAGATGTTTATGTCGCGAAAGATAGAACAGGAAATAAAAAGGGATATAATAGAAGGATATAATAAAGAAGATATATTGGAAGAGGTAGAGAAAAAACATGGCCAACTGCAAGGGATATCCTTTTTTTATGATTGCTGTTATAACACAGTATGTAAGGAGCTGGGGATTAACAGGAAGAAGGGAGAAGAGCTCAAACCAAAAAAGAGGAGGCTCATACCAAAAAGTAGAAAATAGGAATAGAGATTTAAAAGAAAAAAAAGGAGGTGAATGAAATGCCTAAAGGAGTGCCAAGGAATGATTCAAGTGGAGGAGGAAACAGAGGGAACAGAGGCCGTGGAGGATGTGGAACTACCAGAACTACCGGACAGGGAAGAAATAAGGGGAAAAAATAGATGGAATATAATCGAATAATACAAGGGGATTGTTTAGAAGTGATGAAGGAATATCCTGATAATTCTATTGATTTAGTAGTGACTGACCCACCATATAATAAAAACTATCCTTATAAAAATTATGATGATAATCGAATAGATTATTGGGATTGGTTACAAAATATATTTATAGAAATAAGTAGAATATTAAAACCAAATTCCTCTATCTACGTTAAACAAGATTTAGATAATTTATATAATATGATGACAATTTTAAACAATATTGCAAGTTATAAAAATATAATTAATTGGAAAAATCAGAGTCAAGGACATCCTAAAAATAATTATGATAAATTCGCAGAAATAATATTATTTTATACAAAAGGCCCGAATCCAATATTTAATACATATGCAGAAAAAAGAAGAAAACCAGATAATTATTGGAGTGGCTGCGGAAGAATATTTAAGGGTAAGATGTCTAATTATTGGGATGATATAAAACCTGTTCATTCTGGCTGTTCTCATAAAAAAGAAGCAGAAATAGATATAAAAACAAATAAAAAATTACACTCTTGCCAAATGCCAATAGCTTTAGCTAAAAGATGTATAAATTTTTCAAGCAATGAAGGTGATGTTGTCTTGGACCCATTTTTAGGAAGTGGTACCACTGCAATCGCTTGTAAACAATTAAAAAGAAATTATATAGGCATAGACAGCAATAAAGAATATTGCGAGATAGCCAGAAGGCGTATTAAGGCAATCCCGGAGAGCTTATTTTAAAAAACTATTAATTATTAATAAATAATGATAAAATAAAAAAGGAAAAGAAAGGAGGGGAAAAATGAAAAAGAAAAAAGACCAGAATAAAGCAGCAGCTAATAAATGGACACCATATTTTATAGTAACCAATAAAGAGAAGGTAATAAGGACAGATGTGCTGGAAGGATACCGGACAGCGGAAAGTAAGCAATTAGGAAAAGATGTTTTTGCAGATGCAGATTATACGAGTGACTCATTAGTGAAGCCTTTATATGCACCGCTAACTATGGCAAAATTATTGGAGATTAATACCTACCACATGAGAGCCTGCAGAACCAAAGCAGAGGATGTGGCAGGGAACGGATGGAAATTAACACCAACAGTAGAGAATCCAAGCGAGGAGCAGAAAAAGATAATAGAGGACTTTATAGGAGGACAGGAAGAATCAATAGAAGAAACAATAAAGAAATTACAATTAGATAAAGAGCTGGTAGGTTATTTTGCTATGGAAGTAGCCAGAGAATTTAATGCTTTTGATGGGAAGGTAAATATGATAAAGCATATCCCAGCCCACACCGTAAGAATCCATAAAGAAGGAAACAAATACTGTCAATATAGAAATAACAAAAAAACATGGTTCAGAAATTATGATTACAAAATGGATATAGAAAGAAAGACCGGGAGAGAAGCCAAAGCGAAATGCATACGATAAAGATACCAGGGGAAACGAGATGATATGGAATGTTAATTATACTCCCAGGAGCTGTTTCTACGGGATACCAGATATCACACCAGCGATAGGAGCAATAACCGGGGATATATCCAGAAGAGATTATAATATAGCCTTTTTTAATAATTACGGAGTGCCAGCCTATATGGTTTCAATAAGCGGAGATTTTGACCCTGGGGATGTAGACCCGGAAACAGGAAAGACAAAGCTGGTAGAGCAGATAGAAGAGAAATTTAAAGAAGTTATTAAAAACCCGCAATCAGTTATGATCCTAACTATTCCCCGACCAAATAATGTAGCGGGAGGAGAAATAACCATAAAAGTAGAGCCACTCTCCACCGATATCAAAGAAGCATCCTTCAGATTATATCGAGTAGACAACCGGAATGAAGTAATTACCGCTCACGCGATACCACCATACCGAATGGGAATATACGAAACAGGAAGCCTGGCAGGGAATCTGGGAGCAGAATCAACCAAAATATATTATAGCAGCGTAATAAAACCACGACAGGAAGTTTATAACAACATCATGAATCACTACATACTACCAACCCTTTTAATAACCGATTGGAAATGGACTTTAAATTCCATAGATTTGGAAGATATAGATAAAGAGATAGACAGAGTAATAAAGCTAATAACCGCAGGGACCATGACACCAAATGAGGCCATAGAATATGTAGGAGGGCATTTTGGATTAGAGAAGAGTGAAGATAACCCAGCGATGGATATGCATTATATAAATGGCACAGCCATAGATGCCGGGAACTTTATACCAGAGAGCGAAATAACAGGAGTACTGCAGGGATTAAAAAGTAAATTAATCGAGGTATTTATAGAATATGTCAAAGAATCAAGTTCTAAAACTATTGATAGAGATAGAAGGTTTACAAAAGCGATTGCGAACCTGGAAAAAGATTCCCGCAAATCTGCTGAAAGAAGAAAATAGGCTCTATCAAAAGTTAAAGAAATTAATCAGAAAAAAGAATAATGAGATAATGAAAGAGCTTAAAAAGCAGGGGAAAATACCATCATCAGATATAGAATTAAAAGCCTTAATAGCACCGCTGGCCGAGGCCAAAGAAGAATATTCAAAAATCGTAATGGAGAATACACAGGAAGCAATAAGAGCAGGGATGGAGAGTACCAAAGCGGAATTAAGGAAACAAGGGATGGGAAAGAGCAGAGGGAGTTATTTAAGATTTTATCTCAATGGAAGTTTAAAAGCTGCGATAACCGATATAGATTTTGATGAATTCAGTCAGGAAGTATCCGATAGATTAAAAGAGCAAACCTTCGTGGCATCAGAGCAGACCATGGACAGAATGAGTGGAAACGTAATGGATAATTTGAGGGAAAGCTATGAAGAAGGATACGGGATAGATAAAGCAGCAGGGAATCTGGAAGGTGTATTCGATAATATGGAAGGCTACGAATTAAAGAGGGTAGCCAGAACAGAAATCAATGGAGCTCAAAACAGAGGAGCGGAAGCAACCGAACTACAGCTTGGGATACAATATGATAAATGGAAGACAGC